ACAGGTTACTAATCGTGCAGACCGACTCGTAGATCGGATGAGGAGTATATCATAATGATAGGGGTAATAGTTTTTGTATTTTTTGCCTATAATGTTATTGAGATATTAAAAGTAATAGGTTAAAAGGATAAATTATGGAAAATGTAACACATCGTGTCAGTGACAAAGTATGGGATTATGATGCGATTGATGCCCAACGTAATGAAGAATGGAATGGTATCCATAAACTCATAACAGACCACGCAGTAGAGAAACGTGTAACAGCAGAAGAGATTGCGAAACGTAACTCTATATTTTATAATCACAGAGAAATTAACAAATATGGCGACATATTCGGAAGAGGCTAGATAATGTATAATCATTTGAATGTGGAGTTGCCCACTATAACTGCAACAACAACGGGTGGTGTTCGTCTATATGAAACACCAGAAGGAAACAAGTATCCATCAATCACAACCATTCTGTCAGTCCGTAATAAGTCTGGACTTGTAGAGTGGCGTAAACGTGTAGGTGAAAAGACTGCAAACTATATTGCTGGTAAGGCAGCTGCAAGGGGAACCAAGGTTCACCATATGTGTGAAGACTATCTTAATAATGATAGCATAGAACATCATAAGAAACATTTCCTTCCCTTCTGTCTTTTCGGTCAACTAAAAGATAAAGTGTTGTCAAAAATAGATAACATCCATGCACAAGAGGTAGGACTCTATAGTGATAAATACAAGGTAGCGGGTAGAGTTGATTGTATTGCAGAGTACAATGGTGTACTGTCTATTATAGACTTTAAGACATCAACCAAAGAACGCAACGAAGAATGGAATGAAAACTATTACATTCAATGTTCAGCTTATGCAGAGATGTATGAAGAAAGAACTGGTACAGAAATAGATCAGATTGTTATTCTATGTGTAACCGAAGATGGCACTGTACAAGAGTTTGTAAAAGAGAAGTATGATTACCTTGACTTGTTGGTAGAGACCGCTAATGAATGGAGAAACCAAAATGAAACACCTATTTTCAATAATGGTGGTGTTTCTGTTAATGGGTTGTCAAACTAACAATAATATCGCCCCCAACGACATAACATCACCTAAACCAGAAATAGAACAAGATGAGAAAGCTGCTCAAGAATCTGATCCCGATTCAATACCAAAAAAAGAAAGAACTCCTGTGGCACCAATGCAAGTAATGAAGCCAGTTATATGTGGAGATGTAAAGATGATTTTTGAGAGTCTTTTAAACACTTCTAAAGAGCTGCCTATTCTAGCTTGGTATGATGAAAAGTATGGTCACAAGGTTATGGTTCTGGTGAATAAGAAAAAGAGAACAACAAGTGTTGTAGAAATGATCACACCAGAAGTGGCGTGTTTTTTATCAGTAGGAATTGGTGCTGAGATGGAAGGACTACCAAAAGTCCTAAAAGGCTCTGGCGTTAGCTTTATTAATTAAAAGGTACTTGACTTAAACCTATAGATGTGGTATAAATAGAGTACAATTTGATGATACGAATTGAATACTGAGCTGGACGAGGGTGCAACTCCCTCCACCTCCACCAAATCCCATATATTCTTATGGGGGTGAATTAGGATAGACAGGCAGGGATAAATGAGTGGAGAATTGTCGGATGACTGCGTTATTGGTCAAATAAGTAAATGCAAACGATAATTTTGCATCTCAAGATTTCGCACTAGCTGCGTAATCGGATAGGGTTTCGGTGGGTTCCTAGTAACAGAATACCCACCACTTTAAAGGACGGAATGAGTCTGTCCTGATTTGTCATGATAAGGAGATATTTTTTATGACTACTACTACCCAAGCAACGAAAGTTGCAAACGCACTTGAAAGTGGTGCAGAACTAACCGCAAAACAGATTACATCACGTTATGGTGTTAAGAATGTTCGCTCGGTTATCAGTAAACTTCGTTCTGAAGGATTTTCAATCTATTTGAATAAACGTGTATCGTCTTATGACGGCCAATCGTATATGAAATATCGGATTGGTAAGCCTACTAAAGCAGTTGTTGCTGCTGGTTACGCCGCATTACGTTCAGCGTAATGAACTAAGGTTTGGGGGGTTCCTAGGTAACTGAATACCCCTCACTTTAACTAACGCACTAAGGCGAGTTAATTTTAGCCTCTAAGAACGCATTGTAACACATAACGTATCTTACGAGGTTTACAGAAAGGATAGCGTGAAGTTAGAGACCAATTAGAAATCATTTATTCCATGTGGTCTGGGGAAACGCAAACGTGTGATGACGTAATACATCCGTGAAGAGTCATGGTTAACTCTTCAACTTAATTAAGGATTTTATATTTTGCTATTAAAGACACCTAAAACATTTGCACTAAACATTGAAAACATCGTTATAGAAAAAAGAATATCACATATGGATGCGGTCATATGGTATTGTCAGAAAGAAGGTATTGAACCTGATTCTGTCGGTTCTCTTATCTCTAAAAGTCTGAAAGAGAAGATTGAAGCTAACGCAAGAGATTTAAACTTCTTACCAAGAACCGCCCAATTACCGATTTAATGAGGAAATTAATATGAAAAAGACAGTTTTAGCCTTTGCACTATTATCAATAGCTGCATGTTCGCCTGGTCAAAAGGCTGCCAATGAAGGTGGTGATTACGTCTGGATAGGTTGTCATGTAGTGACAAAGAATCCAGCCAATGGTAATACCTATGCATTTAGTCTAGCTGGCGACCTAGAAGTAGGTGATAAATTCTATTGGAAGCAAGAAGGTCTTGACGGCACCGTCGGCCCAGTGGTTACAGGTGTTCCTTGTAAAGAAGATGATTAAGGGGTTGCTTCAAGCAACCATTGTGTTAATACCAACGTATATTACTGCATATCTTACTGATAAGATGATATACGTTATTCCCATGTTAGCGGCTGCAAGTTTTATTGCCGCAAGCATTAATCCCGCTACAAGTCGTAGAGTTGAAGAAGATGGATATAAGTCAAAAGACGATGGAACCAGTTGACGTTTATTTGATGTATTGTGCTTTAAAAGCACACTTTGGTAAGGGTCAATATGATTATCACAAATATCATGGAAAGACCAAGATTACCAGAGAGTCGTTCTATAAACGTAAAGATAGATATTTCTTCACAAAAATAGCCAAGAAATTTGATACCTATCAAGAAGTTGAAGGATATTTTGTATCCAATTTTATTAGAGAGGTACGAGGTTATATCGTAAATTTCAATGATGAAAACCATGATACATGGAAACTCCGAAGACAGGGGTTTTTTGATATGTTTCCCGTTGAAATGCATCCATTCATAACCAACTTTGAACCAATATTCAAAGTCAACAACAATCAACATCCAACATTAATGAAAGCTTACCTTGGTGGTAGGGTCTCTTTAGAGTCTCTTATCATTCTTGATGTGCTGGTGGACTACATACCAGAATGGGATAGAGAACTAGCAGGCGATATTGTTTGGAAATCTCTAAAAAACTTGATGAAAAATTACAAAGGGTTCTTGACAATTGACCCAAAAAGGTATAGAATGAAACTACTAAACTTGATAGAGGAGTCCAATTAATGGAATTTACAGTTTATTTGGATGGTGACCCCGCCATCCGTGAAGAAGGTTTCTTTGAAGCCAAAGTTACTAAATTAGAAGAACAGGTTACACTACTTCAGAGTGACTGTGCAGAGTTGACAAAAGCCAATAAAGAAATTAGTCAGAGATGTAAAGAACTAGCCACCCGTACCCCTCAGTGGCCGAAGAGTTTTCGTCCAAGACGGTACACTAACAATAAAACCCCCCAGAAAAGAGTGTGATGGAAAAGAGGTTACCACATGTAACTTTCATTGACCACATGGGCAGTGATTTATCAGTAGTAAATGCTGCCCGTGTCTCTTTTGCAAAGATACATAACGAATTTAATAAAGATCAAGATACGAAGCTTATTAACTATCTTGCGAAACATGATCATTGGAGTCCTTTTGGTCATGCATCAATGCAATTTCAAATCAAAGCACCTATATTTGTCGCAAGACAGTTGGTTAAACACCAAGTTGGTTTGGTATGGAATGAAGTATCAAGACGATATGTTGATACGCCCCCCGAATTTTATGAACCTATTGAGTGGCGACTTGCCGCAGAAAATAAGAAACAAGGTTCATCAGACGAAACAATCCTTCATGATATTTCTGATATACATCGTATGTGCAAAGAGGCTTATACTGTAATGTTAGAAGAAGGTATTGCACCCGAAATGGCCAGAATGGTCTTACCTCAGTCATTAATGACTGAATGGTATTGGAGTGGTACATTAATGGCATTTGCTCGTGTCTGCAACCTACGATGCAAACCAGATACACAACTGGAAACACAAATGGTTGCGAATCAGATAGATGAGATGGGTGCAAAAATGTTTCCTGTATCATGGAAGGCCTTACGAAATGAATGAGACATATTCAAATGAATGGAACCAAATTACTGTAGATAAGATTGTAATGTTAATGGAAGAGATTGCAATATTAGAGAGTCGGTATGAGGAACACGATACTGGAAACATACGAACTGCGGTATCAGTATTGAGAAATAGAGTACTAGAACTGAAGGATAAAGTTCATGGTTAATACATTTATGCTGTTACTAGCATTTGTCATAACTGATCCTGATGGAATGACGAGAGAAGAGAAGATACATATATTATCTAGACATTTTGATAATAAGATAGAGTGTATCACTTTTGTCAATGATTGGAGTGGTACTATTGAAGATAGAGGATTAAGAACTGTTCAAGGTATGTTAGCAGAAGGGTGGGAAGTCACCCTCTCTGAAATTGGTTGTGCGGTTAATCCTGCTAGCTCAATAGAAACTATTTCAGTTGTAAAATTCCCAGAAGTAAAACGTGAAGAAGAAGAAGAAGATGCTTCAGAACCTCCAGAGTAATCTAGACGATCACGGCCCTATGTGGGTTCCTTCCTTTGTAGGAGAAACTGCTCTTATCATAGGTAACGGTGAGAGTCGTTCATGGTATTCACCATGTCATCAAATGATTATGAAACAGTCTGTTGACACTTGGGGTTGTAATGCAATCTATCGTGATGGTAAGGTTGATAATCTAGTTGCAACAGACCCAGCTATGCAACAAGAGATTTATAAATCTGATTACGCAACTCATAACACATGTTGGTTCTTAGAGTGGAACAAGGTTCCTACTGAGATAGGCGACACCTTTTTAATGGGATTTGAAATACCAGAAGATTTGATACACATCCATAAAGAGGAAGCTGCCGAAGAGTGCATCATACGAGGTAAAGATCCCATAACACTCAAAGAGAAGATAGAGACTGCAATTAAGATGAATCCTACTCTGGATGTACCTGACTTGATACAGAAGATGGAAAAGGATACTGGTGTTTGGATTACTCAACTAAAGAATGATGATGGAGTGATAGCTGTAGAATATCCAGTAGGGTGGAGTACTGGTTGTACTACAATTAACATTGCATCTCAACACGACTATAAAGACATCTATTTACTAGGGTTTGATTTAAGTCATTATAATGAACCACTAAATAATATCTACAAAGGTAGTGAAAACTATCTGCCTGCTGATTCCAAGGGGTTTAGCCCCTCTAATTGGGTTCAGCAGATGGAGACAACTTTTCAAGAGTATCCCGATATTAAATACCATTGGGTTGACCCTACCACAGACGATGCAATTGAACTTATTAATGAAAATTGTAACGTAAGGGACTTGACAAAAGAAGACCTTTGTGATACACTACAGATAATATAAATTTACATATATTAACATACGATAACATAAATGGAGAAATACATGTCGTTAGCAACACTTAAAAAACAAGACTCGTTAGAAAAACTGCTTGGTGCAGTTAAAACCGAAAACGCCCCTCAAGAAAAGAAATCATACGTTGATGAACGTATCTGGAAACCAGTGATGGATAAAACTGGTAATGGATTTGCGGTCATTCGTTTCCTACCTTCTGTCAAGGATGAAGAACTACCTTGGGCGAAGTTATGGAGTCACGCATTCCAAGGTTCAACAGGTCAGTGGTACATTGAGAATTCACTTACTACAATCGGACAGAAAGACCCTGTGTCTGAACTGAACACCGCCTTTTGGAATTCTGGAATTGAATCTGATAAGGAAATCGCTCGGAAACAGAAG